TTTTTGTCTTCTTTGTCTTCTTTGTATTTTTCAATTTGTTCAGCTTGTTTTTTCTGCTTTTCGTTTTGTTCAGCTTGTTTTGCTTTTGAAAATAAATTATCAATAATTTGTTGTTGACTTTCATTGAATTCAGTAAAAATTGAGTTATTGCAAAGTCCATTCAATCCTCCTTTCTTATCAATTTCGATACCTAATAGAAAATCCGCACAAATTTTCGGATAAGGTAAAGTCCTAAATTCTATAGTTCCCATCACATCTTTATATAATGGATGTTCTACATCAATTTTAGAATAAAGATCGCTTCGTCCTTGATAAAGTGGAGGACAATGACTATCTTTCCACGTAAAGTTAGAAGATTGGGATGATAATGATTCAGAAAAATGGGAATTTTTAAATGGATTGTGGTTCTTAAATACTGATATATCATCAGTTTTGATGTATTGGACTTTTTTATAAATGCAACTATATGAATTCTCTCTAACGCGGACTGCTCTAATTTTTTCAACAATTTTCCCATCTGTTCTCATGAAAATTACTATTTTTCTTCCTTGATAATTCAAATCAACATAACTTGCTTTGTATTTGTATTTGGACATTTTTTGTGATTAAATGGGTGATTGGGTGGTTGAAAATTGAATGAAGGGTTGATATAAATCACTAAAAAAAATCAAATTTTTATTTATTTTTAATGGTTTGACTTAATTTTATCTACTTCTGTTACCACATTTGAAATCCAATCCAATCGTTCTGTGATAAATTGTAGACAAAGTACAATGTTGTTGTTGGTCAATTCCAACATATATTTTTTATTTGCTTTATCAAATTCTTTGGAATCAATTTCTCCAAGTTCTTCCAACAATGTTTTACATATTGAATTCATGGTTTCCACTGTCATGAAATTTCCATCAAGTTGAATTTTTAAATATTCCATATCTAAAATCTCATCTAAATATTTGAGTTTTTTACTACGATGTTTGTGAATATTGACAAAGAATCCTCGGATATCACCAAATAAACCCAATAATGAACTATAATTTGGGGGAGATGAATTACATTCTTGGTTTATTTTTTCCCAATATGCTTTTTTTAAATGTTGATGAATTAATTTTTCGACATCTTTATTAATTTCCGGTTCAACATATTTTTCATCATCACCAATTACTTCATCTATGTTTGTTTTACCAGTCAGTTTAAGCAGGCAATCTTTGATTTTATTTTGCATTTGTGTAAATTCGTTGGTGTATGGATGTTTTAGTTTTTTGATATTGTCAATTTCTTTTTGATATTTCAGGTATAATTCTTTGTAAATGGCAAGTTGAGAGTTGTAATCCTTTTTTTTCCATGTCTCAAAACTCTTGTTAAAATTATATAGTTTTGTAATGTATTGGCAAACATTTTGTAAAGATGTGGGATCAATTGTCATTAAATCTTTTGTAATAGTCTGACATTGGGATAATAAATCCTTTTCAATTTCGTTGGGTTGACCAGTGTTGCCAAAAACATCTTTATGAAAATGGACAATCAAGAATGTAGAAAGGAAAATCCTGGATTGAATGATTGGTTTATTGTAATTAATTAATTTTGAAAGATCTCGAATAAACAGTATGGAAGTTTGAATATGTTTCTTGTCGAGTAAAATTTTTGTAGCATCTTCGAAATGTTGGTTTTTATCTAAAAACTCAAATTGTTCATTAAGATTGAGTTTTTGGACAAGTAAAAGGCTTTTTTTAATATTTTCTAATTTTTCCATTGTTGATTTATGGGTTGAGTACTTTTGACATATCTTTTTTTATTTTAAATTCAAATTTTTTCTCGCGTTTTTAAGTTAATTTTTTTACATTTTTGATTTTTAAAATTTGAATTCCAGAATAATTGTTATGTGTAAATAATTATTAAAAATTTATGTCCAGCTATTTTCTACATCAAACAAAGGAAGTGTTAGATTACAATCTAATTGTCAAAATTAGTACATGGTGGACTAAAATTTTAGGTTATTCAATTGGTGGTAATAATGATTTAGCCATTCAGTGTTGGTTTAAATTTATCAATTCTAAAATAGGAGGATTTACACCAACTGAATTGTCAAATTTCAGATTTGGAATTAAGGATACTAATTTTTGGTTAAGTGTCAAACCGTTACCAGAAACAAAGGATCAAAATCGAACTTGTGATCTTTTTTCGGGTGAAACATTATATTCAGACGATCATTTGAGTTTGATTGGTTTTGCGACAAAATGTTCTTGGTCATTTGTGAAATTCTTGTTGGAACAAAATCTTTCTTATCCAAAAAATATTTTATTTGAAATTATTTTAGCTTTTAATAGCTATGGGACCAAAAGAAAAGATGAAAAGTCAAAATATAATTGTTTACAATTAATTTTAGAAAAAAACAATAGCAAAACTATGGAAGAAAAAATAAAATTCACAAAAGATATTTTAATTTTATTACTACATCATAAAATTATTATTTCGCCAAAAAATAGAGTAAAATTGTTAGAAATAATATTAGATTGGACCACTCCAAAATCAAACATTCGTTCTAAAAAAATATTTCTTTATGGAAATAATGTAAATTCAATAGATTTAAAAACCAAAATATTAAGAGAATATGTTGGTCCAACACAATCTCATTTGCTAAATTTTATGTATCCAGTTTACTACAAATCAAAATATATAAATGAACGAGTGAATATTGACCCAATGGAAACACCAATTAAAGTATCTATTTTAGTATGGTATATTGCATTTATATATATCACATTGGATAAATCACATGTAATGTATAATGACAATTTTATGAAAGAAAAAAATTTATTGGAATTTCTGAATAAAAAATATGGAAATAATTTATTTTTACAACCAGTAGATTCAGAAAATAGAAATTTAATTTTTTATATTAATTTATGGAAACAGTTTGAGCCATATAAAATTATTATTGATATTTTTAAAAATTTAAAAATTAGATTAGATTAGATTAGATTTTTAATTTGGCGAATCATCATTCATCAGTATCGGTATCTTTATCGGTATCTTCATTGGTATCTTCATTGGTATCTTCATTGGTATCTTCATTGGTATCATCATAATTTTCCATTAATAATTCAAAATCATTTTCTGTAAAAGATTTAACATAGCTGTTGGCATAGCAATTCATGTGGGAATCTTGAATTTCACTGATTTCTAATTTGCGAATAACGTTTTCTAGATTTGCGAATTTATCATTATTCCAATTTTGATTTTTATTAAAATCGATATTATCATCATATATTATTTCTAAATAACTATTTTGTTTGCCTAATTTATCCAATGTGTATCTTCCTATTAGGATACGTGGACTTCTGTATCCATGACATGATTTTTTATCAGACATTTTTTTTTTCATTTGTTCAATTTTTGCCCAAACATTTTTTTTATTATTGGTTTCGATAATGTGATAATATCCCCCTTCGATTGTCCAAGCAAGTATCATGACCAGCAAATAAACATGTGTATTGGATAAAATATTTCATTTTGATATTGACAAATAACACAGATTTGATAGTTAATGGTAACACATTAAAAAAATCAAATTTAATTACAGATTCACAATTTCGTTATAAAGTTTTGATCCCAAAAAGGTACGTGATACTTGTTTTGTGTTTATGTTTTGTATAATACCATCATTATTTAATATATAATGAACAATCATGTTTGCCAATGAGTCATGTATAAATTGTTTATGTAAAAACAATGTTAGAGAAGTACGTAAATTGCATTTGTTTAAAACTTCATCTAAATCATACTCATGTTTATCATAATATGGAATCCATTTTTTAGTCCATTTACAAAGACGAAATAAACCATGTAATATACCCAAACTGGATTGATTGTTGTGATTATAATATTCATGTGGATCTTTTCCACCCTCACTCAACCACCAATTTTGTATTTCCTTGTGATTGTTATTTGACCATTTAGCATGTTTCAGGCATAATGCATCACAACGTAAAGGTAGAATTAATATTGGAAGCCATCTAAAATTAATAGCATGAATATATGAAAATTGTTCTTTATTTAGAGAAATCCAATGATGTCCATTTATCACTAAATCAAAAGTCTCCAGCTCGCGTAAATCCATTAATCTATTTCCATTTAAAATATAATCCATAAATTTGGATGGATGAAATTTAGTCCATTTTAAAATAGGTTGTCCTTGATTATTATGACTAAAAAAAGGATATTTAAACCCATTTTCACGTTCGCAACTGCGACCATATTTAATAGAACTGGCTCCAGTTAAAACAAATCCACAAACTAATTTTGTGTCATTTTCGAGAAAATGATGAATATTATGAAATTCATCATTTATAATTGAAGGAATTAAATATCCATCATAAAATAGACCGTTTTTTAGTGATTTGTGATGATAAATAATATTATCATTCAATTCACATTGATTGCATTCTGCCAAAAAAGGTTTAATAAAGTGTGGTATTTTTGTATTTTTTGTTAATACTATTATTTGTAACATATCGATATTCTTCCCAGAACATGTCCACGCAAATTCATCTCGATAATTGTTTGTTCGGTAACAAACCGATTTTTTATCTAACCAATCATATTTTGATGGTAACAAAGTACATAGTGCCATTAATGCCATTATTACATACAAACTGTCTCAACATTTTAAATGGTTATTTCAGTAGTGTTAATGGACTTAAAGAATAAAAAAAAAGAAAAAGGCTGGAAAAAATCGTTAAATGAGATTTGTTTTTTTATAAAAAAACATTCCATTTTATTTTAATTTATCATTTGATTTTATGAAATTTCATTTTCATTTTTTTCAGTTGTTTCAATTGCCCTTATTTTTTGAATAAACATAGATTTTTTTAGTTTAAATAATGATTCTCTTTTGTCCACAGAAAGAGCTTCGTCGTGTTCATAAATATATCGATAATTCCATCTATCAGTATGTGCCTCATTATCATTATATTTTGTCAGTCTGGCAATTTTACCTTTTGGTGATCAACATTACGACGACCGTGACTTTGAATTTGTCGATAATTGATAATTCCATTTAAATTAGTAATTCCAAACGTAAAAGCCATTTG